AGGATTGGCGTATTGCCGAAACTGTAAATTCTGGAATGAATGTGATTCTCTAGTAAAGCCTGAGAGTTCGCATTACGATGGAATTGCCGCTGGAAAAGTATGGCGCAATGGAAACATATTGGCTAGGTTATCCCCTGACTCACGATACGAGTTGATTGTGAATGAGGAGAGAGAGGTTTTCATAAGTGTTGAAACCCTGGCAGTTCGAGGGAGCGAGTTGTAGCGGATTAGAAGTTGATTACTTTTTTCCAGAGAATCGAACTTTTAATGCAGAGAACAAACTAGCAAAAAGTATTTGTCGGACCTGCGTGGTAAAAAAGGAATGTCTTGATTACGCAGTTGCTTACTCAGTTCAAGGAATCTGGGGCGGCACTAATAATCGAGAACGAGAAAGAATAAGAAAACAACTGAATATCATCCCGATACCTATAAACGAAGGAAAACTCTAATGTCCAATATAACAATCACGGGAAATGTAGTAGCAGACCCAGAAGTTCGTGTAACAGCAAACGGAAAGTCAGTTACGAGTTTTACAGTAGTAACATCAAAGTCAGTCAAGCAAGCCGATGGCACTTGGGAGAACACAGACACAACCTTCTGGGATGTGAAGTGCTGGGGTAAGACCGCTGAGAATGTGGTCGAAACTATTCGCAAGGGTCACTCAGTAATCGTCAATGGCTCAGCCATCCAGGAGAACTGGGAAGATAAGAACACAGGGCAGAAGCGCTCAAAGATTGCCATTACTGCCTGGAATGTCGGCGTGGATTTGAAGCGCCACTCATACAGCGTTTCCGTTATCGAGCGTACAGACGGGTCCTTCAACCCACCTGCCGCAGATGACCCATGGAGTGCGCCTTTCTAACCCGTATGTAGTATGCTAGGGGTTAATAATTTCCTTACGAAAGGGGAAAATGGTGGCTTGGACTGATTACTTCGTTAGCAACATTGCTGGCGCTAAAGTTGTTGTATCTGAATCTGGCAAACCGTTCATTTCGCATGAGATTGCTCCACGCGACTATGTGGAAATCGAATTGACCGAAACGCATTTTGAACTTCCGTTTAAGATTTCGTTTCGGTCATTCGATGCAGTCGGCGAAGAAATTGAATCTCGCGTATATGCCCAGGCAGGTACAAAAGAGATGGCTCGTAACTTTGCAATTGAGGTTGCAAATCTGCGGCTAAACTCAAGAGAGTTCGTACTAGACGGAGAATAAGCAAAATTCACTTGATGCTAAAATCATTGGGTGAAAGATGACTACTCTAGCCTCAACGCTAAAGGAGTCATGTCCGTTCTAGGTTCGTTTGCTGTGCAGACACATGAAATTTTCATGGAGTTGCGAAATGCTGGATTTACCGAGGAACAGGCTATTAAAATTGTTGTCGGTCTAGCATCTAAAGAGTAGAGGGAAACATGGCAGAAAAGCCTGATATGCAGGAGTTCGGCTCTACTGGTCTGCGCCGTTCTGGTGGAACAGTCTATGAGGAATTCCTCGTCAATCTTCGCGGTCAGCGCGGAGCGAGAATCTACCGTGAGATGTCGGACAACGACCCAACAATCGGTTCGATGCTTTACGCAATTGATAAGGTCATTACCCGCCTTGAGTGGCGCATTGACCCATTCACCGATGATTCAGCCGATGGCGATGCAAAGCCAGAGGATAAAGAGAACGCAGTATTTATCGAGTCATGCTTGCATGATATGTCTGACTCCTGGGATGCAACACTTTCCCAGATTCTTTCAATGCTTATTTTCGGATATTCGTATCACGAAATTGTGTATAAGACCCGTACAGGTCCAGATGCGAACGATGCTTCCAAGCGTTCTAAATACACAGATGGAAAAATTGGATGGCGCAAACTCCCAATCCGCTCACAGGAAACTCTTTTCCGTTGGCAGATTGACGAGAAGGGCGGTATTCAAGCGATGGAGCAGACTGACCCATCATCGGGCGGTACGCACATCATTCCTATTGAGAAGGCTCTACTATTCCGTACAACTTCACAAAAGAATAACCCAGAAGGTCGTTCTATCCTCCGCAACGCTTACCGTCCATGGTTCTTCAAGCGCCGCATCGAGGAAATCGAAGCAATTGGTATCGAGCGTGACTTAGCAGGACTTCCTGTTGCATGGGTTCCACCTGAGTACCTTTCTTCAGCGGCTACCGCTGAGCAAGCAAGCGTTCTCGCATCTATTCAGCAACTCGTTACATCTATCAAGCGTAATGAGCAAGAAGGCGTAATCTTCCCTCTCCTATTTGACGAGCAGGGCAACAAGCAGTTCGACCTTATGCTCCTATCATCAGGCGGCTCACGCCAGTTCGATACAGACAAGATTATTCAGCGCTACGACCAGCGTATGTCTATGTCTATCCTCGCAGACTTTATTCTTCTCGGTTCAGACCGAGTTGGCTCATACGCTCTCGGTTCATCAAAGATGGATTTGTGGTCTATGGCAGTTGATTCAATCGCCAAGAACATCGCTGAGGTTATGAATCAATATGCAATTCCACGCCTTATGAAACTTAATGGCATGGATACAACCCGTCAGCCAGTTCTCACATACGGCGAAGTAAGCCATGTTGATTTGACCGAGGTTGCGGATTACATTTCTAAGTTGGCTACCGCTGGCGTACTTATGCCAGACCCTAAGTTGGAAGATTATCTCCGCGACCTTGCTGGACTACCACCAGCAGAGCATGATGGTCAGGCATACGGCGCACCTGCAATGCCAGGAGAGGGACAGCCTCCAATGCCAGGCGCTCCAGCAGACCAATTCGCCCCAGCACCATTGGAAGATGAGTTAGAACTTCCAGAGGGACAGGAAGCGCTAGACGGCGACCAGGAGTAAGCCATGGCTATCAGATTCGGCTCTGGTAATGATGGCTCCCGTAATCCATTAACCGCTGAAGAAGCGGCGATGGCTCGGGTTCTCTATAATGCTATCCGTAGCGCCACAGATTCAATCAAGGTTGAAGAATTAGCAAGAATCATTTCTCAACTTGATGCCGATACTTTGGACCGCTTACTTCGCACAATTACTATCGGTGGAGATGGGCAAAAGATTGAGAGCCAGATTCTCAACATCATTGACCTCGGTGGAAAAGATGCAATCAAGGGGCTAAAAGATATTGCTCCTCAGTTGGCACTCCCAGCATTTCTCCCAGAGAAGGTAGAAGTTCTTAACGCTCCAGCGATGGCGAACATGGACTTCACAAAGATTCCTAATTGGGCAAGAGTCAATCCAGAGCCAGTTGCCTTCAACCTTTCATTCAATAAGACAAACCCTAATTCGGTTGCCTACGCCTCTCGCAGAGCAGGGCAGTTGATTCAGAGCATTGATGACCTTACTCGTCAGTCAATCCGCAAAATCATCATTGATTCATTCAACGAGGGCATAGATGTAAGGCGAACAGCCGTTCGAATTAAGAACATCATCGGGCTTCACCCTAAGTGGGCAGATGCCGTAACTAAGTTCGAGAAGAATGAGTTGGACCGTCTAATCAAGGCAGGGGTAAAAGAGGCTAAAGCCCTAGAGCGCTCCCAGAAAGCCGCTACAGCCTATGCAGACCGTCTAAGAGGCGCTCGCGCTAAGACCATCGCCCGTACAGAGATTCAGATAGCCCAGAACGAGGGTCGCATGGAGGGTTACCGTCAAGCCGATGAAGCGGGATACATCGCTCCAGAAACTATGAAGATGTGGATTACAGCCCCAGATGAGCGCACCTGCGACATTTGCGCCCCGCTGGATGGAGAAGTTGTACCTTGGCTTGGAACCTTCTCTATCGGGCTGGAAAAGCCTATTGTGCATCCTAATTGCCGTTGTACCTTCGTCATCATTCCTCCAGAGCGAGGTACAAAATGAAGGTAATTAAGTTTGCGCCTGGATTAGTGCCAGTTATTAAGCATGAGGAACACGACCAATCTACCCATGGCTCCTGGGCAAAAGGCGGTAATGGGTTAGGTATCGAAGCAGTTATGAAATTGCATAGAACTTTAGACCCTTTGCAAAGCAAGGTATATGAGGCGGAAAGGTCTATAGACGGACCATTAAAACCAGATAGGTCAATCGCGCCTAAAGCACCAAAATATGATGATTTCGCATCGAGAGATGAATACGATAAGGCTTACAAGGAATACAACAAAAAATGGACAGCGTGGGCTGTAGAGGAACAAGCAAAAATTGTAAGCGACACAGGTAAAGAATTATTAGATGGCACCCCTGCTGGAGTTAAGAAATATGTCGAGGAAATTATCAAGCAGGATTGGTTCCTAGAAAGATTTGGAGATGGCAGTTCATTGCCACGCCTACAAGTTAAGACCGCGAACACTAGCGCTTCAGGTCGCCATATACTGAAAGTCCAAAAAGATAATTCAACGGGCAGGATTGTTAAAACCGTCCATGAAATTTCTATTGATAGGCAATTCGTAAAAAGCGAAACTACGATTCTGCATGAGATAGCCCATTACGCAACAGCCATCAGCCAGACCGAATCATTTGAGGCTCAC